TACTTCTCTTCTTCATCCATAATATCTTCACTTTTTACTTTAAATCATTTCAAGTATACGGACTGGTTGTCTGAGTAAACCTTCATCAGTAAATTGATTAGAGTGATAATCTGGATGATCATAACGGTAACAAGCACTTTCATATTCTCTTCTTAACATGCTATCTTCCTTTTCTTCTTTTAGAAGATATCTTCTAAATTCCAAATCCTTAGGAGAATCAGCTTCTCCTAAAAATAATTCACTAACTCTTTTCTCAAATTCTTCATAAGTCATAGGGTATTTGGATTCATCAATAGTTTCAGATTTCATTAGTATCCTTCCTTACTTTACCGTGTTTGGTTTTCATCCCTGATTGTGTAAGCTTTATCATAAGCATCATCACCAGTTACTGGAGAAACTGCTTCATAAAACTGTTCAGGTTTCTCATATCTACTTTGTCTACCAGTATATTCAAAAAATATTACATGCTCAAGATCATCTCTTTCTTTTATCCATCCCGGTGGTGCATAATCTTCATTAAACTCAACATGAGTTACTGGTTCAAAACCACAATGGCGATAAAACTCATAATTACCCTCAAAACTGTCTAGTTTGGTTCCACCTTTTGTTGTAGCAAATTTTAATAAAGAACTACTACGATCTTTTACATTGCCTGAATTATTTGCACAGACACTTATAATATCCCCATCATCACGAATAGCTATTGTACTACCATTCTTGGTAATGAACATTCTACAATTATCAAAGAATGAAATATCATCAGGAATGTCTACTCTCCATGATTTATCTGCAGGTTGTGATGCTGCTGCTTTTTTTAATTTGTCAAGGAATAATTCTTTATCTGTTAATTCTTGTACTTCAATAGTATATGCATCAGCATTAGGTAAACCGAGTTTATCGTTAGGGGTATATTTGGTGTAAGTATTATTTAAATTATTCCTAACTTGTGAGTCTGTTAATGGTGTGAGGTTAACTGTGTATGGTTCAACATTACTATTCTTACTGTCCCATACACTCAAATAAGTACAGCGACAATTAGGATGCAAAGGTAATATACTATCCTTATCCAAATCACTTATACGATGCACATTATCCTTTAAACCAGAATGATAAACTTTATCTTCACCTTTATTAAACAAGTAAGCATTATCCAAACATAAACTACAAACATTACTATCTTCAGCAGTTAATATTATGACTTCAGTATAACCTTCATTAACATAAGATTGTAAAATACCTGTGTTTTGTGCTCTGCTAACTTCTGTTTTAGCAATCATTACTGCTCTTTGTTTAGCACTTAAAGTACTACCTTCTAAAGGTTTTACTCCTAATTCAACTATTTTGTTAGCTAAACTATATGGGTTTTCACCAGTAGCTACAGCTTGAGTAATTGTTTTTTTAACACTGCCTCGTAAATCATCACTTAATTTCTTTATTAAATGAAAATTGTATTGTCTTACAAAGTCTAATGCTTCCTTGTCAGTATCAGTGAATACGAGTTTCTGTTTAATGTCATTGTATCCTTTCTGTTTACCTAATTCATATACTCGTTCGATTAAATCATCAACACTTTCATAGGTTTGTTCTAATAAATCATCCCATTCCATATCTAAACTTTGGAGTATTTCTTTTTGTCTTTGCATTTCCGCATAATAATACTCTTTAGCTTGTGGTGATGATAACCACATTCTACTATGGTTTAATTGCTGGTCAAGTAAGTTACTTATCAGATTATAATATTCTTGTACGTTTATGGGGTCTTTAGTTTTATTTATATGGAATTCTTCCCATAAACCAGTACAGGATAATAATAATTTATCTGTTTCTATCTGTTCACTTGTTTTAATCATATTCTCGCCTTAACCTTTCCATTGTCAAAGCTTTTTGCAGACTTTTAACTTGTAAATCCACATTAGGACTTATGGTTAGGTTTTGGTTTAAAGGTAAATCACCCCAATCCACAGGATTCAAACCATAATCCAAACGAACCTCGTTAATAGACTTAACACCGTTCTTCAACTGAATATCCTCTATCTGAGCACGAGTCAACTTATTCTCCAAATCCATATGGTTATACTCAAAAACCTCTTTAAACCCAGACCTGCCTAATACTTTATTAAAAGCATTTTCAATAATCTTACAATCCCCAGACAAAGTATTATTAAAAGATTTTTCTTGACTATCCCCTGTACCACTACCCAAGTGTGCTGTTTCAACAATGCCTATCACAGCAGGAGGCACTTGAAAACCAATTAATATACGGTCACGACTATAATTTAGTAGGTTAAGGAAATCCAGATCGCGGTTATTATTACCTGTGCTTTGATAAGTGGCTCCTTTAACTGTAAGCAAACCTTTTTTATTTTTGTCTTGCTTCATTCTGTTAATAAAAGATTGAATACTTACATTACTTGTTTCTTTATCAAATGATAATATTCCTCGTGGATCCATTCCACTGTTATCAAACATTTCTTTGTTATGTTTTAAACCACTGAATTCTAATGCAATCGATAATCCAATACTGTCTATTTCACTAATACCCCATAGATAGTTTTTCGCTTCGGGTCTAGGTTCATATATATGTATTATTTCATCATCTTCAAACCTGTAATCTGTATTACGAAGACCCCATTGACTAGTATCATTATGATAACAGATTAACTCCGTAGGTATATGTTTAAAACCAATGGGTATGTTGCCATAATTTTCTTTATGGTTAACTTCTATAAAACAGTCTCCTGTTAATTTCCATGATTTCCATATTAAATCATTGAGTGTTGCAAATGTATCTGCTCTTAATTTTCCCTGAGGATCATTGAATAAGTTATTTAAGTAATTAGCTGTTATGGGATTTACTTCTTCACCATAATTGTTGGTGATGGTGAATCCGTTTATTAGGCTGTATCTGATGTATGATTTAATGCATGATTTAACAAAAACATTATTATATGAGTCATAATATGTTTGTAGGTCGCCTGTATCTTTGTTGGCTTGTGTGAATGCCCAATGATAATTGTTCATGAATTCATAGAGCAATGAATCGTCTTCAGGGTTTCGTAGTCCTGGTAGTTTCATTATGTTTTTTTTGATGTTGTTAAAAAATCCCATATTATATAATTCTCCTTTTCCATATTTTTTTATTAGATTTCCACGATTTCAAAGATATCATTCCCAATAAATTCTTGGTTAATATAATTGAATACATGTGCTGCCGCATCAACAATATCATCATGTTCTCCGTTAGGAAATGCCTGGAATTCATCTTGAAATGTTTTACGAAGATTATTATCTTTAATATCAACATACACGTGCCCATCGTAAATATAATCTTTCAGTGGTGTTGCTCTGTCTGCTTTACTATTATTTGGTACGGGTATGGCTCTTTCCAGGAAGTGTCCTGGTAATTGTTGCTCCCAGTTATCATAGAGTAGTGCCCCTGCAGCAGCCACTCCAGTTTCAATTATTGAAATATTATCATACCCATCAAGTATTATCTGATTTTTTATTTCTTGACTTGTGTCTTTACCAAATTGCCCATGAACAAAATCAGTTATAAGTATAGATTTATCATCGTTTAACAGATACATAGGCACCCCTGCTGTGAAATCATTTTTACCCGGGTCACTTGAAGCTACATCCCATCCACGACACATTTGAATGGTTGTTAATTCTTCTGGAGGTGCACACCAATGAAATTTATTTAAATCAAAAAAATTACTAGAGTCATCGATTGGTTTTTGTTGGAAGATACTTTGAAATAATCTTTCACCAATATTTTCTCTTTTCTTTTCCAATAATTCAATACTATATCTTTCTTTCCATAAGGGCGTACCATCATCAGTTATGGCTGGGAATTCTATGAAATGATAATCTTCTGCACGGTGTGATTTAAAATATCCTTGTAAATCATTACTATGCCATCTTGTATGTAATAAAATAAATCTGGTGTGTGGTTCTATTCTTTGCTCAATAATAGTATCAAACCAATCAATCTTTTTTTGAAGTAATGTTGGAGTAATATCTTCAAATCCTTTGTAAGGATCATCAATTATAAGATAATCTGCATCTTGACCTGTAATACTACCATTAGCTCCAGTTAACCTTATACTTCCATGATAATCATCACCATTACAATCACAGAACATAATATGCGTACTACTATGCTTCGTTTCAGACAAATAAACATTAAAATATTCCCCATATTTTTTAATGTTTTCACGAATTTGTATACCAAATTTTTCTGATAAGCTTCCTTC